ATGCGCGACGTCGTGGCGTCGCTCGGGGCCCAGGCGCTCACCGATATCGGGAACGCCCAGCGCTTCGTGTATGCGCACGGCGACAGTGTGCGCTACGTGCCGGCGCAGGAGGCGTGGTACGTCTACGACGGCCGGCGCTGGGCCTTGGACGAGACGTGCGAGGTCGAGCGGCGGTGTCAGGCGACGGCCATGGACATCTACCGCGAGGTGCCCCACACGCTCGATGCGGACGCGCGGAAGGCGCTCGCCAAGTGGGCGCAGGCCTCGGAGAGCCATAGCCGGCTCCGGGCCATGCAGGCGTGCGCGCAGGCGATCGAGGGCATCGCGATTCGGCCCGATGCCTTCGATGCGGATCCGTGGGCCTTGAACGTCGCCAACGGGACGATCGACCTCCGGACGGGCCAGCTCCGGCCGCATGCCCGCGAGGATCTCATCACGAAGGTCGCGCCCGTCGCGTACGACCCGCTCGCGCGGTGCGATCGGTGGGAGCGGTTCGTGAGCGAGATCGCAGCCGGTCGCGCGGACTTAGTCGCGTTCCTCCAGCGGGCGCTCGGCTACTCGCTCACGGGTCTCACGCGGGACCAGTGCTTTTTCCTCTGCTACGGCGCTGGCGCGAATGGCAAGACGATCCTCTTCGAGACGCAGCGGAAACTCCGGGGCGGCTACGGGCTCGAGGCCGACTTCTCGACGTTCGTGGAGCAGCCCGTCGAGCGGCCGCGGCCCGATCTTGCGCGGCTTGCGGGCGCGCGGATGGTCTGCGCCGAGGAGGGGCGCGAGCGGGCGCGGCTCGCGGAGTCGGTCATCAAGTCGCTCACGGGCGGCTCGACGGTCACAGCGCGGTATCTCTACGGCCGGGAGTTCGAGTTCGAGCCGACGTTCAAGCTCTGGCTCGCGGCCAACCATCGGCCGCAGATCGCGGCCACGGACTACGGCATGTGGCGCCGCGTGCACTTGGTGCCCTTCGACGTGCGCTTCGAGGGGGAGAACCGGGACGACACGCTCCGCGAGACCTTGGCCGCCGAGCTGCCTGGGATCCTCGCGTGGACGGTCGCCGGGTGTCTCCTCTGGCAGCGCACGGGCCTCCGGCAGCCGCCCTGCGTCGAGCGTGCGACGGCCGACTACCGCGCCGAGTCGGATATCGTTGGCCAGTTCCTAAAAGAGCGGTGCGCCGAGGGCGGCGAGACGCCGGCGGGCGCGCTCTACCAGGCGTACCGGGCGTGGGCCGAGGAGAACGGCGAGCGGCCGATGACGGCGCAGATGTTCGGTCGCCGGCTGGGCGAGCGGGGGCTCCCGGTCGAACTCCGGCGGCTCCCCGCCGGCGTGGCGAAGATCCGACTCGGGGTCCGGCTCCTCTGGACGACCGCCAGGAGTGCTGTAACCGATGTCACCGCTGTAACCAATCCGGGCGCCCACTAAGGAAAGTTCGCATATGCGCGCACACATGCGGGATTTACGTCTGAGAAGAAATATCGGTTACAATCGGTTACAGGGTACTACCCGCCGGCGGTTGTGGCGCGTTTCGTGGCCTCAACGCTCGCGGTGGGCGATTGGTGCTGTCCTCTGGCCAGGACACCCGTGGAGATCCCCGGTGCCGGGGGAGCCATGACCGCGGCCATTCGAGTCCGCGCGCTGGACCGCCGCGACGAGGGCGACCTGCAGCGCGAGGTGTGGCAGCTCCTGAAACTCGCGGGCTGCAAGTCCTACTGGCTCTCGCAGGTGCGGAAGACCCAGCAAACCAAAGGCGTGGCGGACATCCTGACGTTCTCGCCGCGCCGCGGCCAAGCGTGGATCGAGTGCAAGCACCCGAGGAGCCGGAGCTCGAAGCAGCGGCCGGAGCAGCTCGAGTTCCAGCAATGGTGCCACCGCTCGGGCGTCACGTACCTCCTCGTCCGCGATGCGCAGACCGTGGCGGATTGGCTTTCCGGGAGGGCCGTATGACGGATCTCGGGCGCGCACTGGCGGTCGCAGAGGCGTCGTGCCGGGTGTGGGCGCGCTACCGCGCGCTGCCATGGTGGAAGCGCCTCATCACGCCGCGGCCCACCTATCTCGACGCGTTGGTTGAGGCGTCGCGCGCGGCGCTCGGGGTGAAGGCGCCATGATCGCCTGGCTCAAGAAACTCTGGACGAAGCTGCTGGACCGGCTGCTCGGGTACCATGACACGAACTAGTGACACCTCATATACGGGAGCGCTGGCACGATGCTGACACCGGTGCTGCGGTTGGCGAAGGGCGGGCATACGAGCCGCGAGCAGGGCATGTGCGCGATGGAGGCTGCGGCCTATGTGGCGAACCTGCCGCACTCGGACCGGCCGGAGTGTGTGTCGCCCGTGATCGGGGTGTGGTTCCGGAACTGGAACGACGCGATGGACGACGACGACCGGCAAATGCTGGCGCCCTACACGGTCAAGGTGCTGGGCACGGCGACCGGCCAGGGCGACGAGCTGACGCGCTCGTGGATGGCGCTCGACTGGCTCTGTCGCGTGCAGACCCCAGCGTGGCTCCGGCTCGCGGGACTCACGGCCGAAGCGCAAGCGCTCGAAGCGACGGCCCGCATCGTCGACGCCGTGACTGCGCGCGTAGCCCAACCCGCGCTCGATACAGCGCGAGCGAAAGCGAGCGCCGCGGGGGCTGCCGCGTGGGCTGCCGCGTGGGCTGCCGCGGGGGATGCCGCGGGGGATGCCGCGGGGGATGCCGCGTGGGCTGCCGCGTGGGCTGCCGCGAGGGCTGCCGCGGGGGCTGCCGCGAGGGCTGCCGCGTGGGCTGCCGCGTGGGCTGCCGCGAGGGCTGCCGCGGGGGATGCCGCGGGGGATGCCGCGGGGGATGCCGCGTGGGCTGCCGCGTGGGCTGCCGCGAGGGCTGCCGCGGGGGCTGCCGCGTGGGATGCCGCGTGGGCTGCCGCGGGGGCTGCCGCGAGGGCTGCCGCGAGGGCTGCCGCGGGGGATGCCGCGGGGGATGCCGCGGGGGCTGCCGCGGGGGATGCCGCGGGGGATGCCGCGTGGGCTGCCGCGAGGGCTGCCGCGGGGGCTGCCGCGTGGGCTGCCGCGAGGGCTGCCGCGGGGGATGCCGCGGGGGATGCCGCGTGGGCTGCCGCGAGGGCTGCCGCAAGGGATGCGCTCCGACCTACGGTCGTCGCGCTCCAGCGGTCAGCGCTCGGGCTGTTAGACGAGATGATCCAGGTCGGCGAGCGTGAGTCGGTGCCGCTCGTGAAGGAGCGGGTAGCGTATGTGCTGGCGGACAATGGGTAGTGGCAACGATTGCCATAGCTGACTAGAAGTTCGGTTCTCACATCTGATCCCTGAGCGAGTGCATGATGCTGTCGTATCAGCGTGACCGTGACTTCGACGTATTGGAAGTGTCCGTGCGGACGCTGCGGCAGATCGCCACACTGCATGCGACGCCGAACCTGCCGATCACGCTAGAGGGGCGGCTAAAGGGTGCCGAGACGTATATGGCCGGCGTCGTAGAGGCCGCGCTCGATGCGGCGCTGTGTCGTCCGGTTCGGGAAGTGAAGGAGCCCGCCAATGGCTGAGACTCACAAGTGCACGACGGACGGGCCGTGCTGCTGCTACCAGTGGGGCGACGAGCCCAACTACAGGTGCCCTCGGCACGGCTTCTACGCCGGCAACCGCTGCACGATCTGCGGTCGGTTCATGCGTGTCGTGCAGGTTCAGGAGCCCGCCAATGGCTGAGACGATCAGTGTCGGCCCTGGCTGGACCGTCTGCGGCCGATGTGGCCAGCCCGTGCCGTGGCGCGACATGGAGTGTACTGGGGTCGTAGAGCACCTGTGCGTCGCCGACGGCGACCGCGCGTTTCTGTGCACTCGCACTTGGCGCTCGTTCGTGCTCCGCGCCGACGGTACTCGGCATCCGCCGGAGCCCGCCAATGGCTGAGACGCAAGCTGACCGGATCGCGGAGATTGAACGCCGCTGTCGCCGCGCACCCGGAGGGCCGTGGTACATCGATCGCGGCGTTACGGAGCGACTCGCGATCGCAGAAGGCCACCCGGAGTTCGCCGAGCCGGTCGCAGAGTTGATCGCGCACGCTCCTGACGACCTGCGGTGGCTGCTGACTCTCGTGAAGCCACTATCGGAGCCCGCCAATGGCTAACGACGCCCCGCGCGAGGCGCCCAGCGGGCCGCTCGACCCGGAGACGGAGGCGTGGCTGGCGGCCGTCGCCGCGCGGCTCGCCGCCTGTACGCCGGGCCCGTGGATGGGCGCGCCGGCTGACGCCGAGTACCACGACGGTCTCGTGGCGCAGGCGTCAAGCGGTGGCACGATCGCCCGCGTGGACTATGGCGCCCAGACGGGCGCGCACCAGCCGGACGGCGACCTGGCGCTCATCGCGGCGGCGCCAACCGATCTGGCACGCGCTGTCGCGCTCATCCGCGCCCTAGAGGCCGAGAACGTGGCACTGTTCGCCCGCGTAACCATGTCGGCTGCGCCTCATCGACGACGTACCGGCCGCGCCGATGCCGACCTTTCCGCATGACGACTACATCTGCGACCGCCATGTGCTCAACGCCCGTTGGCTCGGGCAGGAGCAGGACCGCTCGCGGTCCTTTGTGCATGGGCGCCGTTGGTGTGCCAAGGTGCGCCCGCTACGCATCGAAACCCTGGCGCTCGAGCCAGCGGCATACGCGCGGACCGTCACATCGTCGCACGCCGGCGGCCGTCCGCGTATGAAGGGTCGTATCGAATCGCTCAGCGTCGAGGAGGCGTTGCGGCGTCAGGGATGCCCGCCCGAGTTCTTCGGGCCTGACTCGCCATTCAAGCGGCAGAAGCAACTGAAAATGATCGCCCAGGGCGTCCCGCTCCCGATGGGACGCGCGGTCGCGCGAGCCGTGCGCGCGGCGCTAGCGGAGCAGGCGGCGTGATGCATCGCCTCACGCATAGGAGCGCATGATGGTTGACGTAGCACAGCACAATCGCGCGGCGCGGCGCAGTAAGGAGGAGCGGGCCGTCGCGGCGCGATTCGGCACGCGGCGGGGTACGGGTTTCGCGAGCCGGCTGGAGCCGACGTACGACGGCATCCCTCTAGAGCATGCCAATGGCGGTCTCAAGGCGGCTGCTGAAGCTGTGGCCACCTACCTCCGTGACCATCGCGGATACAACGCGAGCAGCCGGCACGACCCGCACTCCGAGAGCGTGGCCTGGTTGCTGAACGTCTTGCTCGACTGCGCGCGGCACGCCTACCCGCCAGCCAGGTAGCGCGTGAGTCGCCGGAGCACGACGGCCGGGATCGGGACGGCGCCCGCTTGCCAGCGGCGCACCGTGCGCTCGTCGCGCGTCAGCACGTCCTCGGCAAACCGGCGCGCGCTGAGCCCCGAGCGGTCGATCGCCGCTCGGAGCAGGTCGCGCGGATCGGGGTCAGCGCGAGCGCGCGTCACAGGCAAGCACCTGTTACCACCCGTGTGCGCCGGGAACTGCGCTATCGAGGCGCGCGTCCACGGGCACCGCGTCCGCGCGTTGCAGGTATGCGCGCCGCGCCGCCTCGAACGCCTTCCGCTCGGCCGCCTCCTCCTCGGGCGTCGGATCGTAGGTCTCGCCGTACACCCGCGTGCCGTCTTGGTAGCGGATGCGCGCCGCCTTCCGCTCGCTCAGGATTCCGCTCTCGAGCCAGCCAATCGCGGGGTTGGCCGCCATCGTCCGGTCATAGGCGCGGTCGATCCACGCCAGCGCCTCGCGGCGCGAGGTAAACCGCTGCCAGGCGTGGTGGACGCTGCCAGGTATGCCGATGCGTGCGATCATGGGTTAGCCCTCCTCTTGGCTGTCGGCGGCACGCCGCCGGTGGTGTTCCGCCCGTCGCAGCGCGGCCACCGCTTGGCGTGCCTCGGGGTAGTGTCGGCCGAGGCCCAGGGGTGGCTCCCCTGGGCGCTCCAGCTGATAGCTCGTCTCGTCGTCGTGTGTGACGAGCGCGTCGGGCCAGAGGATCTGGACCTCGCGGGACAGGTAGCCGTCGATCGATCGCACGGGTCAGGCCCCCCGAGCCCACGGGTAGTCACGCTGGTACCACCGCAGCACCTGCGCCTGCGTCCGCCGATGCTCGCGCCGGAGCACATCGACGAGCGGCCCGTCAGCAGGGTACCACAGCAGCGTCGGCCCGGAGGAGCAGAGCCCTTCGCAGATCTGCCGGCCGTCGATTCCGTAGCGGACGTACCCGCCATTGGGCGGTGCGTAGTACTCGGTCTCGACGTACTCGTCACGCAGGTCGTCCCACTCGGAGACCGTGGCGCGGTGGGGGAAGTGCGGGTCAGCGGCAAATCGGGTGCGTGGCATCGCTCAGTCTCCTCGGGGAGATACAGACAGGGTCGGGTCCACACCCGGGACTCCTCGGGGCCGATGGCGGATCTAGGGGGCGCATCGGCTCGCCCCCGTGTCGCTCGCCGCTCAGTAGTCGTCCTGATGTGCCGCGCACAGCGCCTCGCCGGCGCCCGCGATCCACGCGACGTGGTGTGTGGTGCCGCAGACGGCGCAGCGGGCACCTGCGGGCGCCGGGCTCGCGTCGGGCTTGAACAGCGAGCCGTCGATCACCTGCCCGAGCGCCAGCGCACCGGGCTCGATCGCCGCGACGGCCGCCGCCTGCGTGCCAGCCGGCGCCGGTGCTGCATCACCGCCGAGCGTCGCGTCGATCTCGGCCAGCCGCGCGAGGAGCCGGGCGCGCTCAGCCTCAAGGGCGGCCCGGTCGACCGCGATCGGCCGCGCGGCGGGCGTCTGCTCAGGCACGATGTCGGCGGAGCCCAGCCCCCGGGTCGTCCACTCGGCGATCTCGCGCTCGGCCGCCTCGCGTGGCACGTCGCGGATCAGGACGACGGCGCCCTCGCGCATCACGGTGTACCAGTTTTTGACGCTCCCGCCGCTCGTGACGCGGCCGGACAGTACGACGATTCCGCCGCCCAGCCGAGCGCCGGAGTCGCGGCCAGAGGCGTGTGCGATCTGCCGGCCGGCCGCGTAGAGGCCACCGTGGACGTCGGAGGCGACGTCACAGGTCGCGGTGAGCCTGAGGGTGACGAGGTCGCCGGTGGCGACAGTGCCGTCCGTGCCGTAGATCCGCCGGCAGAGGTCGCGGACCCGCGCCTCGTCGCGGAGGTCAAACAGCCAGGTGCGCGTGGTCGGCTCCCAGCGCCCGCCCAGCCGCTTGGCGGCGGGGGCAAAATCGGGGTTGTACGGGGAGGCGACGCGGACGGTCGTGGCGTCGGCGGTGATCGTGACGGCGGTGCTGCACATATCGGGGCTCCTGGTCGCTCGACCCGTCACCCGCGGGCCCTCGGGGCCGACGACTCAGCGCGCGTCGGCTCGCGTCCTGCACGTGGGAGCAAAATAGGGCATATGCCCCCACTGCGCAAGAGGGAGATTTAGGGACCTATGACACCTGGCACGCTCACGCTCGATTGCGCGCGATCTGCCGTGCCTCGGCTCGTGAGTTCAGGCGACCCGCACCGGGTGTGTCCCGGTACATCCCGGTCGGGGTGAGGGCATGAGCGATTCGGGTCGCGAGCCGAGGATGGCACGGCAGCGCCGCCCCGGGCATGGCGCCCAGTGCCCCGTCGGGGATGGACATGCAAGGAGAGCTCGCGCAGCTCGGCTGGGGCCTGAGCGGGGTCGGCCCCCGGGCGAGGATCGGGGACAATCGAAGCGGACGACGCAGCGTGGAATTGTTAATGCCGTCTTCCGTGGCTGATGGACGACGGCCCCGGCGTCGTCCATCAGCCACTGAGCCGTCCGACGCGCTCTCTCCGGCCCAGCACGGGCGCGTCAAGCGCGCGCACCACCCGTACGAGTACACGCAGTACCAGCGCCGCGAGGCGGCTGCGCGCGAGGCGCGCCGCTGCATCTGCGAGATGGACCCCGCCGTCCGGCCCGGGGCCGTCCTCGTCACCCCAGGCCACGCCGAGCGCCGCCGCGACCCCGCGCGACTGGCCGAGCCGCTCCAGCAGGTCTACGCGCTGCTCCTCGGCATGCTGGACGTGGCCCAGCGCAACGCCACCAACTGGATCTTGTACGTCGCCCACACGAGCGGCCAGCCGCTCACGGATCTCCCCGGCCTCCCACTGCTGCTGGCGATCGCCGCGCGCCGGCTTCCACTCCGCCGCGGGGACGTCATCGACCTCATCGCGCAACTCCACGCGGCGGGCGTGACACACCCGCGCGCCCCGCGGCAGCCTGAGCGGCGGGCGATCCACATGGACGCAGCGGGCGCCCACATGCGGCCCGCCTGCCCACACTCCGAGCTCTGGCGCTGCACGCGGCCGATGTCGGCCGTCCTGCGCTACCACGCACACCACGGCCACTGGCCAGCAGACCTCGCGCCCTTCGGCGGCCACGACCAGACGGCGCCCACGGCGCAGGCACCACCCAAACGGCGGCGACGACAGCCACGCGAACGGGCGGCATAACCCGCTCGGGCGTCACGTCTTACGTGCCGTGCCCTTGCGCGCTGTCAGTAGCTTTAATCTAGGCAGAGTCCGCCACGCGCAGACCAGCCCCGCGCGCCCGTCGCCGGTTCCCACCGGGTCCCCACACCCCACGTGCCCAGATGTCAAAGATCCCGCCACGGCCGCCCATCCGCGGGCGCCGCCCGTTCGGCGCTGATAGCGATCGGCCGACGCGTGAGGAGATATCCGTCTTCGTCTCCAACGCCCTCGAGGCCCACGCTGAGGCGACGGCGCGGACGATCGAGCAGACGTTTCACGAGTTTTTCGCCACGGCCGTCGAGTGCGGGCTGTTCGTGCCCGAGGGACTCGAGCGGCTACAGCAAAAGCAGCAGGCGGCTGCGGCAGCCGCCGCCCACGGTGGCGATGAGGCTACCCAGCCGGTCGCGGCGGGCGAGCCGGGCGCTGCGCCAGTGACGATCGACGATCCGCTGCCGCAGCTCGAGCTCGTCCACTAGTCCCCCCACGCGCACGCCGGAGACGCACCATGGGATTCCGCACGAAGCCAAGCGCAGGGATCACGCTGCCCACGATCGCGCTGCCGACGGCACCGAGCCTACCGCGCGTGCCACTCGCGGGCGGCGGTGGCGCGCTCGCTGGCCACACATTCAGTCCCGGCCACGACGCTGGCATGGGCGGTGGGGTAGCCGACGCCTCGCTTGCCATCCACCAGTCGCGCGAGGGCCGCGCCGGATTCGGCAACCCGCGCCGCGGCCGGATGCCTGGCCGCTGAGGCGACGCAGCGACATGGGCGGTCGGCGCACCGCACCGGTCGGCGACCCCGCCGGCGGACGGCTAGAGCCCGGTGAGCATCCATCGCGGGGCGGTGACGCCGTTTGGGCGTGGGCACTTCACCATGCTGGCCCCGTCACGCTCGTGACGCATCCACCCCGGCCTGACGCGCAATGACCGACAACCAGCGCTACGCGCCGTCCGGCTCCGTCCTCTGCGGCTGCCCGGTCTGCAGCCCGAGGCTCGAGGCGCTCGTCCGGGCCCATCTCGCCCACAGTCCGCAGAGCTGGACGCGCGCGCCGCTGGACCACGAGCGACCCGCGTCACCCACGACGCCACTCCCAGCCGTCTGGCACGGATTCCACGACCCCGCGCTGCCGTAAGTCGGCGCCGGGCGGTCCGCCACATCTACCCGAGGCACCCCCACAATGGCCGCTGAGCACCTCTCAGCGGCCCAGCGCCGCGCGATCCCGTCGCGCGAGTTCGCCGGGCCGCATCGCTCGTTCCCCGTCCGGAGCGCCCATGAGGTCAAGGCGGCGATCCGACTCGCCGGTCACGCAGCCAACCCGGACGCCGTCCGAGCGCGCGTCAAGCAGCTCGCCAAGGAGCAGGGCCTCTCTGGCGCGCTCCCCAAGACCGCACACACCGACAAGGCGGCGAAAGGCTCGACGCGGTCGAGTCTCCGTCGCGGCAACGGCATCATGCAGATGCGCGTCGGTCGCTGAGCTGGTCCCATGCGCTTTTGCCTCTCCGCCGGCGAGACCGAGGCCGACATCCAGGACTACCTGGCCTCCGTCCGCGCACTCCACACGACCCTGGCCGGCCTTCAGCGCCAGGTCATCGGGCTCCGCGCGGAGCTCCGCGCGGAGATCCGCGTCCTCCGCGGGCTCCTCACGGCACCGCCGTCTCACCCTCCTAGCCCTCCGTCATGCTCACCCTCCTGATCGTCTTCGTGGCCGGCGTGCTCGCCGGCGCCGTGGCCGCCGCGCTCGTCTACCACAACAACCAGCGGGCCGCGACGGCGGCGGTCGCAGCGGCGGAGGCCGACGTCGCCTCGCTCGTCGCGAAGGCGCGCGCGGCCGGGATCACACTGCCCTGACCCCTCGCGCGGCGGCTGACCGGCCGGGCCCGGCGGCTGGTCACCTGGTGCCGCAGCGGCATGGGGGCGCGCTCAAGCGCGGGGGCGGCTCGCACGCCCCGCGCCCGCGCCTCGCCTCCAAAGCCGAAGCGGTCCGCACGCTCCAGCGGCTCATCCACGATCCGGCGTGTGTCGCGCGCGTCCAGGCGGCGCTCACCGATCCCGCGACCGATCCCAAAGCGTTCCACGCCATGTGGTGCGCCGTCTGGGACCGGGTCTATGGGCGCCCGCGCGAATCGCTCGAGCTCTCCGGGACGGTCGGCGCCGTCGTCGAGCACCAGCCGATGACGATCCTCCTGCCGGCGCTGGACGCGCCACCGCCCGCCCCGCCGGCGCCCACGCACGTCCTGCCCTACTCCGCGCTCCCACCCGACCCGAGCCTCGCGCCCGACGTCGCGACCGAGGAGGAGCCATAGCTGACCTCACCTTCGCCGCACCGGTCGCGACCGTCGGCGAGACGTACACGTGGACGCCGACGATCGTCGATCCGGTCACGGGCGTCGCACCCGTCCCCGACCTCACGACGTACGCGTCGGGCGAAATAGCGGTGCGGGCCACCCCCGGCGGCGCGATCATCCTCCAGGCGACGACGACCAACGGGCAGATGACGTTCGGGCCGCCCGGGACCGGGCAATTCACGATCGTCTTCCCCGCTGGGCAGATCACGACGAGCGGCGCCTTCACGTGGGAGTGCAAGTTCGTCGATGCCGCCGGCAACGTCTCGAAGCCCTTTGGCGGTCAGTTCCTCGTGACACCGACGTTCACGACCTAGCCGGCTGCGTGTCGATCCTCCGCGGGGTCTCGGCCGGGAAGGTCACGCAGCCACGGGTCGTCATCGCCCCGTCCGGCCAGTACACGATCTACGTGACCGTGGGCTATAAGGCGCCGCAGCTCCTCTACGCGACGAGCGTCGGCGCCGCCGCGCAGGCCACGTCCAAGGCGAGCACGCTCTCGCTCGCGCCGGCCACGTTCGGCATCACGACCCAGAACGGCACGGTCCAGCTCCAGGCGACGGTGAAGGACCAGTTCGGGACGATCGTGAGCCCGACCCCGGCTCTCACGTGGACGACGAGCGACCCACGCGTCACCGTGAGCGGGACCGGACTCTGTACTGGCGTCGGGACGGGCGCCGCCGCGACGATCACGGCGACGGTAACCGGGACGACAGTGAGCGGCACGGCGACCGTGACGACGCCGGCCGCCGTGCCGACGACGCTCGCGATCAACGCCGGCTTCTCGACACTGGCCCAAGCGGCGGCGGCGGCCGGCACCCGCTTCGGCGTCTCGATCAACGACTCGTACGAGAGCCACCCGAACTACAGCCAGAACTACGCGCAGACGGCGGGCGCGGGCGGGATCGTCGCCTTCGAGAAGTGGCACTCCCACTGGTTCAGCGGGTCGTTCACGAACACGGGCCTCTCTGGGGTGACGACCAATTTCCTAGAGTTCGCGCCCGAGATGGCGCGGCTCCAGGCGCAGGGGACGGCGTTCGGCGTCACGTATATCGTCGATGAGGGCATCGATAGCTCGGGGAGTCTCTATCCCGGCATCGCGAGCCTCGTCACGAACGCGACCCAAGCGGAGACCATGCTCCAGACGATGGTCGCGCTCACCACGGGGTTCTTCAATCCCCAGCCGCTCGGGCCCGCGTGGAATAGCGCGACCAACTACACGGTGGGGCAGGTGGTCTCGTCTGGCGGCGTGAACTACGCGTGCGTGACGCCGAACGTCAACACGCCGCCAGCGGGGAATATCTCCGCGTGGATGCCGATCCCGGTCGCGACGATCACGGCGTGGAGCTCGACCACCGCGTACACGCCAGGGCAGATCGTCACGAATGGCGGCCACACCTACACGTGCTTCGCGGCGAACACGAACCAGGCGCCGCCGAACGCCCAGTTCTGGCTCTGCACCGAGTCCGGCGTGGTCGATACCTATACGCCGATCAACGAATGCCTCTTAGGCGGCAGCGGCCAGGGCTTCTTTAACCGCTTCCTCGGGCCCTCGCCGAACAACTGGGTCCCGCGCGCGCTCAAGTACACGTACGCCGGCGATCCCGGCGCACGGAAGTACACGATCAACAACGGTCACGGCGAGTCAACGGCGGACAGCGCGCAGCGCGCGGCGGTGCTGTCGCTCGCGAACGCCGCGATCGCCGTCTTCGCCGGGATCGGCCTCAGCGCGAGCAAGCTCACGGTCGGCATCGAAGGCCACGTCGATTGCCAGGAGATGCAGACGTCAGGCGGGTCGTTCGACACGACCAATACGCTCGCCTGGCTCAACAGCATCGTGGCGACCGGTGCGAGCTATGCGATCACCGAGTTCGACGTCACGGACCACATGCTCGAAGGCTCAGGCGCTGCGGGCGTTGCGCAGCGCCAGCAACTCGTGGGGCTCGCGTACACGAATTTCCTGAACGTCGTCAAGCAGGCGAACGCCAAGCCAGACCACTTCACCTGCTGGCAACTCCGCAGCCCCGAAAACTGGCTCCAGAGCTTTACGCCCCGGTCGGACGGGCTCCCGATGTTCCCGAACCCGTACGCCGACTTCAGCTTCACGACGCTCCCCGCCTACACGGCGATCGTGACGTGGCTCACGGGCCAATCGGGGCTCCAAGGGTCGATCACGCTCAACGACGCCCTGCCGCACCAGATCCCGGTGACGCTCGCGGACCAGTGGGGTGGGGCGATGTCGCCCTCGGTCGCCACCTGGTCCTCGACGGACACGACTAACCTCCCCGTGACGAGCGGGGGCGTCGTCCAGGCGAGTGCTGGTGGCCACAGCGCCACCATCACGGCGACGGTCGCGAGCGTGACGCCGAACCTGACTGCCTCCGTCTCGGTGAGCAGCGCGGCGGCCGCTCTGGCGGCGATCGCCGTCTCACCTGGGAACGCCACGATCTCGACCGGCACGATCATCGAGTCGGCGAGCGAGACCGACCAGTACGGCAATCCGTTCGGCGGCAGCGGGAACGGCAACGTCACGGTCTACGCGGCTGGCGGGTTCGGCCTCTCGGCCAATATCCCGGGGGTGGCGGCGGCGACGACACTCCTCTGGACCAAGGGCCGCATCCTGGTCGATGCGATCCGGGCGGCCGGCCTCAATAGCGGTGTCGGGCTCCAGGCGATCGACTCCGACGGGGCCGGGACGAACAAGAAGTGGGAGGTCTACTTCCAGACCGGCAGTACTGCCTTCGTGCAGTTGGTCTGCGCTCCCTACAAGACCGGGAGCGTCCGCATGGGTCCTGCGCCCACCGCGTTCATCAACGAGACGGCGCTCCCGGCGAACGGGAACTACATCGAGTGGTTCGCCGGGTACGACCAAGCGGCGGGGCACTGCATCGTCGCGTTCTTCGACTCGGCCGGCAACCTCTTCAACGACGGCTCGCATACCTCGACGGCGACGGTCGCGATCACCGGGGCAGCCGCCCTCAATACCGATGGCGGCGCGAACGGTCGGGTCACGACGAACAAGGGCTTCAACGCGCACGCCGTGGCGCAGGCCGCCACGCACGACGGTCAGGCGCTCTACACGAGCGCGCTCCCCGCGCAATCGTCGCAGTGGACCAAGCCGCTCGCGAGCGACAGCGGGATTCAGGCCGGCTGGTACATGGGGGACGCCTCCAGCGGCGCGGTGACGAGCGGGGCGGCCTTCGCGGGCGGTCAAGCGCTCGTGCAGACGAGTGCGACGGGTGGCGTCGGGGACGCGGGCGCGTGGTCACCGCCCTCGGGCGCGACCAGCGTCAACTGGGCGAGCGATACGCCGAGCGTCGCGACGGTGAGCCCGGCGACGGGGACTGCGACCACGGTGACGCCCGTCGCGCCCGGCACCGCCAATATCACCGCGACGGCGCCCACCAATCGCGCGATCTCGGGGACCGCCGTCATCACGGTCCAGGCGACTCCCGTCCCCACGCAACTCACGATCGCGCCGACCGCCGTGACGCTGGCGGGGACCGGGACCACCGTGCAGCTGGTCCCGACCGTGGACGATCAGTTCGACAACCCGATGACGGGCGTCACGGTCACCTACGCGTCGAGCAACACGGCGGTCGCCACGGTCTCCGCCGGCGGGCTCGTGACGTGGGCTGGGGTCGGGAGCGCGACGATCACGGCGACCGTCGCGAGCGTCACGCCGAATCTGACGGCCACCTGTGCCGTGACCGCGACCGCCGCACCAACGTCGATCGAGCCCAGTGGGATGACCGTCATCCTCAACACGGGCGTCCTGACGGCGGTCCCGGCCAACGGGCAGACGATGACGGGCGGCTCGGTCTTCCAACTCGTCTCGCCCCCGAACGGCTCATTCACGACCACGGGGGACGCCAACCAACTCGTGCCGGTCCCCCCGAGCCAAGGGACGGGGCTCCGCGTGCTCTATCCGGCGTCCCTCCCCGGCGGGTTCGCGCCCGTGATCTTCGGCTTCACGCTCCCGGGCGCGGGGAAAACGCTCTACATCCGGATGCGCGTCCGGTACTCCCCCAACTGGACGAACAACGGGAACGTCGGCACCAAGATTTGCGAGCCGCAGTTCGTCAACAGCAATAACGGCGGGAACGAGAACGACGCGATCGGTGGGCACTGCGATAACCCGCCCCAGGCCGACCAGTACCTCCAGGTGCTCCAGCAGTGGGGCAACGGGCTCCCGCTCGCGTTCCGCAACCTCCCCGACGGCAACCCGACGAGCTGGGCGCGGGCCGACCCCAACGGGCAACTCGCAGGCCCGACGGCCGGCACGTGGCATACGATCGAGCTCCTATTCACGCCGCAATCGTCCACAAGCACGGCGGACGGCGGTTGCCGGATCATGAACGACGGCAACGAGTGCGTGAACGCCACGAACGTCCAGTGGGTCCAGGGCTCGGACTCTCAGAACTGGGGCTACATCCGCTTCGAACCCACCTACGGCGGCGGCCATAACAGCCCGCCAAACGTCACACCCTTCCTCTACTGGGATTTCGACGAGCTCTACGTCAGCTCGAAGTGACGGGATGCGACGCGACGCGGGCCAGCTCCTCTGGCGGCCCCTCTCGGCGCCGCAGGCCAAGTTCGTGGCGAGTACCGAGTTCGAGGTGCTCTATGGCGGTGCGAAGGGAGGGGCGAAGACCGAATCGCTCGTCATCGCCCCACTCCAACAGATTGCGCACCCGCGCTTCAAGGGATTGCTGCTCCGCGAGAAGTGGGACGAACTCAAAGAGATCCATGCGCGCTGCAAGACGTACTACAGCGCCGTAGGCGCCACCTTCCACGGCGGCGACAGTCAGTGGCGGTTCCCGTCCGGCGCGTTCGTCGAGATCGGCTACCTCGAGGACGATGCTGACCTCAAGCGCTACCAGGGGCGCGAGTGGACCTTCGTTGGGTTCGACGAACTCGGGAATCTCAAAGACGAGTTGACGTGGGCCAAGATGCTCGCTGAGATCCGCTCCCCGGATCCGGCGCTGATCCGGATGGCGCGCGGGACGGCGAACCCCGGCGGGAAGGCGCATGCGTGGCTCAAACAGCGGATGATCGTGGCCACCGATCGCGGCCGCACCGTCGCGCGCGATCCGACGACCGGCCTCGCGCGGCGCTTCATCCCGAGCAAGGTCACGGACAATCCGATCTATGCGAATGACGCGCAGTACATGGCGGTCCTCCGTGGCCTGCCGGACACGCAGCGCCGGCAGCTCTTGGACGGCGACTGGGATGCCGGCGAAGGTATGGCCCTGGATGAGCTGTCGCGCGCCGTGCACCTCATCCCGCCGCGAGCCGTCCCTGACTGGTGGTACCAGTGGGGCGCGCTCGATATCGGGTTCGGACACTGCTGGTGCTTCGCCTGGGCGGCCATGAGCCCCGATGGTCGGGCGTACGTCTGTGATTCGCTCCACGGGCAGCGGGATCGCTACGACGAGGTGGCGCGCCGGATCGTCGAGCAGGTCCCGCCGGCCGTGCTCGCCAATGTGGTCTGCGACAACTATGCGCGCCAGGAAGGCTCGCGTGGGCACCGCGACCGGACGCCATCCGTGATGGAGTTGTTCTCGGAGTACGGCATCATGATGGCCGAGGCCAACCAACGGCGCGTCCTCGGCCTCAATAACCTCCGGCTCTGGCTGGGCTGGCGGCTCGCGGACGGCAAGACGAAGACGCCGCGGCTCCGCTTCTTCGATACGCCGGGCAATCGCCTCACGTTCGATTGTCTCGAGCGGATGGTAGTCGATCCCAAGAACGTGGAAGACGTGCTCAAGGTGCACGCGGACGCACAGGGCCGGGGCGGCGACGACCCGTACGACACGGTGCGCTACCTCATGGCTGCCCACCCGTACACGCCGAACGAGCCGGTGACGCCCGATCCGGTCGGGCCGGACCGCGATCCCGCGCACTGGTTGCCGCGAGACCCGGACGACACCGATCCTGACGATCCCAACCCCGAGACGATCGGGGGACTCTCCTACGGCTTCTGAGATCCCATGCCGACGATCCCGTCCTACGTCCACCTACTCCACGACTACGAGCAATCGGTCAACGGCGCGCTCTTCGGCCGGCAGGAATACCTCGTCTGGGCGGACGCGAGCGCCGCGCAGGGCGCCAATCTCGCGGGCCTCAACAACGCGGCGCCCCAAGGGTCCGCGATCCAGGGCCGGCGGCTGATTGACCTCGCGGCTGACATCGCGGCTGGGATCTATACGGCGCTCGGTCCTGGGACCTACTACGCGCAGTTCCAGTTGACCGGGATGGTCAAGCCGACGATCGATCTTACCGCGACGTTCACCGGCGGGACGGTCACCACCGCCGCCTGGTCAACGTTCAGGGACGAGCAGACGCAGCGGCAGACGTTCGGCGGCACTGGGCCGCTCTCGACCGGGACGCTCCAGACCTCGACGCTCGCCTCGCCCAACGGGGAGAAGGTGGGCGTGCTCCAGATCGTCGTGGGTGCGGGCGGGAGCATCACGGCGTTCACCCGCGCCGAGCTCTCAGGTCAGCGGGGATAGCGCGCCGTGCCCACGCTGACCCTCGTCGCAGCGCTCGTCGCGGGCGTCTGGGCGAGCGCGACCGGCGGCACCGTGATGGGCCTCGCGCTCTCGCCGGGCGCCGATGCGCGGCTCGTGATCCGCGCGCCCGGGCGGCCGCCGCTCTACTTCCGCGGCGCATGGCACGTCCACGCCGATAGCCTCTGCGTGGCGAGCGATGAGGCCGGGCGCTGTTGGCACGCAGAACTCCGCGGGACCGACACGTTGATCGTCGCCGACCGGGTGTGGGTCCGGGCGGTGCGCGTCCCATCCGGGAGCGCGAGCTAGTCTGATGAGTGTCCTCGCAGTCCGAACGGTGGCCGGCGCGGCCTACGTGCGCGCGGGCGGCGGCACGCCGGGCGACATCACGACGCTCATGACGGCGCTCGGCGTCACGGTCAACGGGTTCTTCGACTGCCGGACCGGGATCGTGCTCAGCACCCAGCGCACGGTCGCGAACTGGAATGACGTCTCCGGGCACTCGCTCTCGCTCGCCCAGGCGACGCTCGCCAAGCAGCCGTCCGTCGCGGCCGATGGCTCGCTCTTCTTCACCGGCGCGGGCGGGATGAACCTGCTCCAGTCGGCGAGCGCCCTCCTCAACATCAGCGGTAGCTACACGTTGATCGTCGTCGGCGCCTTCACCGGCTCGCAGACCGGGACGGGGTATATCGCCGCGATCGGGGACGCCTCGAACGAGTTCCTCGGGATCAACCAGGGGGGCGGGAGCAACGTCTGGGCGGCCAAAGGCGGCAAGGTTCTGGCGACCGCGACGACCGGCGTCTCGACCGCGGCCACGCAATACCGCGTGGTCTCGGCAACGCTCAATGGCACGACGCCGCTGGGCATCCAGGTGCCCAACCAGGCGATCGTGACCGCGGCGATCGGGACGGCGAATACGAACGCGTCTGCCGTACTCTGCGCCGGTGGGTTCAACGGCGCCTCGGGGAGCGCGCAGTGCAATCTCCGCGCGATCATCTGCCTCCCGTCGCTCATCTCGGCCGCGAACCTCGCGCTCGTCATGGCGTGGGCCGCCGCGAACCACAACGCGGTCGCCGCCTAGCGCAGCAGCGGCCGTCCGTCCGCACCACCATCACCTAGGAGTCTCTACACATGCCGCAGGGCCAGTGGGCTACCCAGCAGTCAGCGAGCAACGTCGCCGCCGTCACGGCACTCGAGCAAGCGATGGTCAACCGGGGCTACGTGCCGCAGGCCGGGAACAACGAGGCGGGCTTGGTCCAGGACGCGATCAACGCACTCCTGAACTGCATCCCGCAGTCGATCGCGGTCGCGCTCACGCCCGTCGCGGTCGCGGCGGCCACGACGGCGGAGCAGACGTTCACCCCAGCCGCCCTCGCCGGATTGGCCGTGGGCGACACGGTCGTCGTCACCACGCCAGCCGCGCAGACGGCGGGGACCGGGATCGTCGGCGCGCGCGTATCGGCCGCCGGGACGCTCGCCATCACGTTCGTGAACGCGACCGCCGGCTCGCTCACCCCAGCGAGCGGCACGTATATCGTCCGCATTCTCCGCTCCTGAGCGTGGCCTCAGTACTCGCGGCCTGTGTCTGGGTCGCGGGGCTCCTCTGGCTCTGGTGGCGCGCGGAGCCGCTGGTGCTCCGCGCGCTCACGCACTGGGAGCGGCAGGGCCAGGCGGCGACCGCGCGAGCGACCCCGCCCGTCCTGCCGAGCCCGGAGGCCATGCCGCTCGATCTCCGGCTCTGGATCGCGGAGCAGTCCGAGCCGTGGGCGAAAGAGCAACTCGCCCAGCGCGCCCAGGAGCTCTACGGGCAATACGGCGATTGGTCCGCCGTCCGCGTCGCGCTGACCGCCGCGTGAGGGCCGCCGCGTGACGATCCCGCCCACCACGCTACCGGACGGCCTCCTCTTCGGTGAGGAGGATGGACTGGACGGGCTTGCCCGACTCCGAGCTGAGGCCGAACGGATACCGGGTGCGCGCGACCTCTCGTCGCACGACCATCCGGCGGACCAGGCGGCGCTCTCGACGGAGCAGCAGGCGCCGACGACCGCGCTCTTGCACAATGACGCGGATGGGTGGGACGACGATCCACGGGTTGGCGCGCACGGCACCCTGACCGGCGGCCCGATCGACGAGTCGTACACGGAAGCGGCACTTGCCGGCCTCTACGGCGAGGCGTTCCCGCTGCTCAAAGGATCGGCCGTCGCTGACGATTGGGTCCGGTGGGCCGAATCCCTCTGGCAACGCTACGGGCCGGGGGTCTACGCGACGCTCCACCAGGTCGAGCGGAATCGGCTCTTCTACAACGGCAACCAATGGGTGTCGGCGATCGGCTTCGGCCCGTGGCGTGAGCCTGCGAAGCCGCGCGATGTAGTGCGCACCGTCCGCAATAAGATCAAGCCGGCGCTGGACATGCGGACGCAGATCCTCGCCGAGCAGCGGCCGGGGTTCAACTGTACGCCTGCCTCCGGCGATCCACAGGCGATGCAGCGGGCGGAGGCGGACCAGGTCGCGCTGGAATGGTCCTGGCACGAGCAGGACATGGCGGGGATCTCGCTCGAAGCAGGACGCCGCGCCGGGACCGACGGCGTGACCTTCCTTGAGCTCTATTGGGATCCGGATGCGGGCCCCTGGTACCAGGTGCCGCGCGTGGTTGGGCCGGAGGTAGCGGAGTTCCCGCTCGGCAAGCGGCCGGGTGAGCGCTTCCCGTTGGGCGACGTCCGGACCAAGGTGCGGGCGATCGAGCAGGTGCGCGTCTCACCTGACGCGACCAGCAATCGCCCGCCGATGATCTGGGTCGTCCGCGAGGTGATCGCCAAGACGCAGGCGATCCAGGAACACGGAGCGTCCGTCGCGAAGGAATCGGGGTTCGGCGAGACGTCCGACGACATGCAGCATGTGACCGCGGCGCGCCACGGCTACGTGCTCCCGCAGCCGGACGAGTTGCTCCGCGAGCAGGAGTCGGTCGTCCGGCTCACGGTCTATTGCGACCGGAGCGAGTTCCTGCCGAAGGGCCTCATGATGGTCGCCGTCGGCCAGCAGCTCGTCGTGCCGCCGATCCCGCTGCCGTACGGCCGGGTTCCGCTCGTACGCTGGACCGATGGCAGCACGGACCCGTCGTTCTACCCGACGGCCGTCATGGTCGACTGGCTGGACGCGCAGATGCGGATCAACGCCATCGTGTCGAAATGGATCGAAGCGTTGCGCAAAGGCGCCTCGGCCAACTTCCTGGGGCGGGGCGGCGTGCTCAAGGGCGAGACGCTCCTGGGTGGGACGCTCAATCTCTACGAGGTGAACGCACCACTCGGCACACCGCTCTCCGAGGTGATCCAGCCGATCGGCCCGTTCGACATCTCGACGTCCGCAGAGCGCGCGCTCGCGCAAGAGACCAAAGAGATCGAGGACCTCACGGGCTGCAACGACGCGACGCGCGGGAGCTTTGCGGGAGACCAATCGGGCCGCGCCATCCTCGCGGTGCGTGAGCAGGTCGAGCGGATCTTCGCGCCGTTCGTGAACGCGGCGAGCCGGGCGATGTGCGAATGGGCGGAGATCACGCTGGCGATCATGCAGGCCAACTACGACCTGCCCCGTATGATCGCGATCGAGGGCGCGGACCGACCGGACCTGGGCCGCCTGCTCTCCGGCGAGGATCTGGATATTGCGGCCCAGGTCTGGGTCGATCCCGAAACGCTCATGCCGATGCCGCGGTCGCTCCGCCTCGCGGTGCTCGACGACATGCTCTCACGGGGACTCATTCAGCCGCAGGAATACCGGCGGCGGATGCCGTTCGCGATGGTGCGGTCGTTAGAGGCGCCGGACGATGCCCAGACGGCACGCGCGCACCGGATCGCCGAGGCGATCCGCCGGACGGGCACCGACGCGGCCTTCCCGGTCCTCTGGATGGACGACGAGGCGGAGCATCAGGACGTGCTTGAACGGCAGCTCATCTTCAACGACTCGCTGCCGCCGCAGGTGCGCGCGGTGGCGTACGAGCGCTGGATGCGGCTCGGCCAGCAGGCGGAGCTCAAGGCGCAGGGGATGGCGCTCCCGCCGGGCGAGCCGCAGCCCCAGGCGCCCCCTCAACAGTCGGGCGGCGCCCTGCCTGGCCAGACGACGGCGAGTGGGATGATCGGTCCGGCCCGCATGCTCGGACCGGCCCAGGCTCCGATCGGCCCGTCCTCGCCGGTCGCCTCGCAGCCGATGACGCAGATCGGACTGCCGGATCAGTTACAAGCGGCTGCGAGGTGGGAAAGAACGCAGCCTCAGTAGGTCAGGCGTATCGCCCGTTGTCGCGCTTACGCAGCGGACTGTGATGCGCCGCGTGGCAACGGCGGCACAGAAGGTCGCACTTCGCCAGTTCCGCCTGTAGACGTGCCTCGTTGTTGATCCAGCGGGTCACCGATGCGATGCCAAATGACTTGGTCGCCGGATCGCGATGGTGGAAGTCCAAAAGCGACGGCGTTGTGTCGCCGCAGATCACACAGCCTTTCGCCTTCAGATCGGCCAGCCGTAACCGCGCCCGCTCCGCCGTGTCACGAGCGCGCTGGCGCATCTGCTCTCGGTTGCGCGCGTAGTACTCGCGAAAGGCGGCCAGGCGCTTCTGTCTCTGCGCTTCCCGGTCAACGGGCGGCTTCGGCGGACGCGCTGCTTGCAACCGTAGGCGCCTCGCCTTCACTCGCGCGATGCACTCGGCGCGATGAGCCAGATACCACTCGTGCTGATAGGCCTTGGGATCATCATGGTATCTCATGCCAGCAAGATGCTGCAAATAACACGCCGCTTTGATGTCCAAACGGCGGCCCGGTTCGAGCGGACGGCCCCGCAATGACCGCGTATGCGCTCCGCGTCCTCGTCGCGTTCGACGTGTTCGTGAACGTCGTCTGCGGCGGTCTCCCGGACGAGACGATCTCGGCCCGGTGCCAGCGCATCGTGGCGACGCATCCTGCCCCCTCCTGGCGGCAACCATTAGTTGCCGTCGCCTGGGCGATCCACTGGGGGCTCGCCCGACTGCAGCGCCGGCACGGAGTGCTGGCGGAAGCGAACGACTTGGCCCGTGCCGAACGGATCGAACACACCGAGGACGCCGCGCTCGGCCAGTCCGACGCCTAGGCGCCTCCGTCAGACCCTGCGCCCCCACGGCCGCGCGCAAGTGCCGTGACCAACTCGCTCAGCACGAGCCGCGCGCCCGCTGCTGACGGGAGAGTGACCTGACAATGCCAGACGCCCCATCGACCGCCGGCCAAGCGCCGGCGGACGCGCTCGCGTGGATGAACGACGACGCCAACTGGAAGCACGACTCGCCGGCCGCGCGCGAACTGTTCCACGATATCGACGACCCGAAACCCGGCGCAGCTGTCCCGACGACGCCAATCGGCACGAGCGACGGCCTCGCCGATGCCACAAACAGTGACACGACCGCGCGCGACGAACTGGCGGAGTTGCTCGAGACGGAGTCGGCGGTCGGCGAAGCCGGCTACTCGCAAGACGAGCATGGCAAGTGGCACCGGCCGGACGGCGCGTTCGCCGACGCCAAGGAGATCGAGGCGATCGAAGCCGTCCTGGCGGAACAGGCCGCGCCACCCGCCGGGAAGTCCAGTGGGCCGGCGCCGGCCTCGGCTGGTGCGGCGCCCGAGACGGCCACCGGCAAGAGCAAGCAGCCGATCGGCGACGTCGTAGTCTATGGCGCCGATGGGAAGCCGCTCGAGGCACTCCCCGCCTTGGCCGTCACGTATGCCGCCAATGGCAAGACGCTCGAGAAAGTGCCGCTCGACAAGCTGATTCGGAAGGCGCAACTCGGCGAGTACAATGAGCAGCGCGAGCAGGACTCGCTGGCCGCGCGGCAAGCGGCGGAGCAGGCGCGCGCGCAGCTCGCGGACCTGACCGCGCACAATCAGCAATACGCGGCGTTTTTCGAGCGCGTGTTAGCAGACGATGCGTTTTACCAAACGGCGAAGGCGTCGTTCGCTGCGCAGCACACGCCCGAGGCGTTGCTGGCAGCCAAGGACGCCGAGATCGCCGCGATCCATCGGCAGCAACAGGAGTCACAGACGCGCGCGCAGTCGGAGGCCTTCGTGGCGCAGCATATCGCGCCCCGGATCACCGGCTTGGCGCAGAGTCTCCCGCAGGATGATGTGACGCAGAAAGCCTTCTACGGCCAGATCGCCCTCTTGACCGCGCCCCTCCTGGTCAACGGGAAGGTTCCGCCGCAGCGGCTCCCCGAGGTCGTGCGGATCATTGACACGGTGCTCACCCCCTGGGCTGAGCAGATCGTGCAGTCCCGCGCCGCGACCGACGATCGCGAGAAAGCCACCCTCCGTCGGCAGGTGGAGGCGGCCAAGGTCGCCCTCACCCTCGCCAAGAAGCGCGAGGCCCGCGTGATCGCCCCACAGGGGCGACCCGGACCGACGCGCGACACCCCCGCGGCCCCGCCGCCGCCCCGCTCAGCCGAGGAAGCGAACGAACGCTTCTTCGCCCAGCTCGACAAGCGATACGCCGGCACGCGCTGAGCGCGTGCGGCTCGCGGTCGAGCGGCTGAGCGTCGCGGCCAGGCGCCACGACACTCGGACTTCTTCTCATGGCAGCCACTCCGACCTACCTCACTGATACCGGCCTCGCCGGACTCACGAAGAACGTGTACGCGAACTACCGGATCAACACGTTTCCGCTCATGACTGCCCTGCTCGCCAACGTGCGACGGGGGACGAAGGGCGGCCCCGAGAACATGCGCTTCGCCGGGAAGGGCGTGTTCTGGGATGTGATCGTCGATCGCCCGGTCGGCTTCACCGCAAGCGCGAACGGCTTCCTGCCCGTCTCCTCGATCGCGCCGGAGCAGCAGGCGTCGCTCCAGGTGGCGCGGACCTACGTCCGGCGCCAGGTGGACGCGCTCGCCCTCATGGCGACCGAGGCGCGGGAAGGTGCCTACGTGCCGCTGGCCAAGAAGATCATGCAGGAGATGACCGACCTGGGCCGGCTCGGCCAGCAGGAAGTCCTGCACGGCGACGGGCAGGCAATCAAGGCCGTGATCGCGTCGGTCACGAATGCCACGACGTTTGTCGTGACCTCGCCCTACGGCATCTCCGGCGCGGGGCAAGGCGGCCTCCTGCTCGCGCAGGGCATGTTTGTCGCCGTCCGCTCGGCGCCGGCGACGCCATATGCCGCGACCACGCTCCGCGGCAAGGCCAAGATTCTCTCCGTCGTGAACTCGGGCGACAACGCGACGGTGAGCGTGGATACGTCGATCGGGACCGCCGTCGCGACCGACATCATCGTCCCCGCGACGACCTCGGACGATTCCTACGCCGCCTACCCGTTCGGCTTGGTGGCCGTCACCAACCGCGGGGGCGCGTACGGCACCTTCGAGGGCATCTCGGGCGGGTCCGCCGGGACGTATCCGCGGTGGGACGCTCTTCAACTCACGGCCGGCCAGAACGTTGGGAACGCGAACACAGTCAGTGAACTCGATATCTGGCAGCTCGCCAGGCAGATCGCGGGCCGGTCCGGGAAAGACGCGCAGGCCAAGCCGAGCGAGTTCCTGCTGATCGCGACACCCGGTGTGGCCGAGATGCTGGCGACCACCATGATCGGCCAGCGGCAGTTCCGCACTGCAGACATGGTGGACATCAAGGGCGGCTTCAAGGCGGTGTCGATCGCCGGGATTCCGCTCGTCGAGGACTACTGGTGCCCGGCGGGCACGATCTACTTGCTCCACCTGCCGACGCTCACCTGGGTCGATCTCCTGGACTGGGTGAAGCTCTCCTACGAGGGCGCCGGTCCCTGGCGGTGGATCCAGGATCAGGACGGCTACGAGCTGTCGTTCGGCTCGTACTGGAACTTCGGTGGCCTCCAGCGGAACACACACGGATCGATCGTGGGCTACAACGATCCGACCCGCTTCACGCACGTCATCTGAGGCGCCCCCTGAGACGCGAGGCCGGCCCTCGGGCAGCGGTGCCCAGGCCGGTCCCGCGGATCGGGGCGAATAACCCATGACGATGCGAAACGATCGCGCCGAGCAGCCGGGCGAGTACGGGAGCCAGATCAACACGGAGTCCGTGCCATTCCCGACGATTGCCAACAGCACGACGACCACGGTGAACCTGGGCCTGTCGCCCCGGCTCCAGTGGTTCCGGCAGGGCTTCATCGACCAACTGATCCTGGCGGCCAGTGCGTCGGCCTTGACCGTCCAGATTCAGAAGTTGGACTCCACGAACGGCTTCGCGGCGGTGAACTTGACGGCCGCGCAGGACATCACGAGTTCGACGCAGACCGCGAAGAAGACATTCGCGCTCGCGGCACTCACGACCCTCACCGACGCGCAGCGGACCCTGAATCCAGGCGATGCGCTCGTCGCGGTCTTCACGGCCGGCGGCTCGGTCACGAGCCAGGCGGTCGGCGGTATCGTGGGGGCCGAGCTGTTCATCCTGCGGTAAGATCGCCGTCGCTCGGCCGCGGGCCCTACGGGGCCCGCGCGCCGATGGCGACCCGCGCCATTCCTCCTGCATCCCTATGAGTGTCCTCGTCACGCCACGCGGCGACCCGGCGCCGCCCGCTCAGATTCTCCGGTGTCTCCAAGCCGTTTCGCCTCGGCTCTCGCTCAAGTGGCTCAATACGGGCGGCGGCGCGTGGGCCATCATGTGCCAGTGGTCGGACGTGGACAGCCGGCGCGAGACCGTGCGGCAAGGGCTGACCAGCGAGGAGGATGCGCGCGATGTGCTCGCGTATCTCCCGCCGGACTGCTCCGTGGATGACGCGCGGAATTACTTCGAACTGGCCTGCTTCCGGGGCTACGGCGGGACGAACGCCGACGAGGTCCGTGCCCTGATGGCCAACATCCGGGCCTGGAACGACACGCAGCATCTCCGGAACGCCGAGTCGTCGATCGAATACGCAGCCGAGATCGCGCCGACGTTCGCGCCGTCGATCGGCGAGGAGTTGGGCCACCGGGTCGTGCGGGTCGCGCAGCGCGAGCCGGGGAAACGGAAGCACCTGTTGCCGAAGGACCGCGCGCCAGGCGAGCTCTGAGCCCCCGCATGGCGACCCGCGGGCAACTCCGGACCGATGTGCTCAACCTGGCGGACGCCTATGGGTCGCCACGCTGGGATGTCACGGCCGGTGGCGAGGTCGATCGCCGGCTCGGCATGGTACACGCCCGCGAGTGGAAAGCGATCCTCCAGGCGGCACCCTACTACCAGATCTCGCAACTCACGCCGACGACCGACCCGAACGGTGTCATCCCGCTCTCGGCCCTCTCGACCGGCTCGGGCGACACGCTCCAGCAGATGTATCGGATCTTGGGCGTGTGGTTCAACAATTTCCGCTACGAGTACGTCGAGGCGCGGAACTGGCTCCAGACGGCGATCGTCCCGATCCAGGACTTCGTGTGGTTCCGGAGCGGGAGCGCGATCACGGTCCCTGGGGCGCCGTCGACGCAGGCAACCGCGATCTTCGTCAACTGGTGGCCGCAGCGGTTCGACCAGCTCTCAAGCGACAGCGTCCCGGTCGGACTGCCACCGGACTACGACGATATATTCGCCCTGGCGGGCGCCGCGCGACTCCTGATGAAGGGTGCGGCCGAGACTGAGGCGTCAGCTGCGCTCAAGGCGGAGGCGGCGGAGGCGCGCGCGGACTTGCTCGCCGATCTCGCGCGGATCTCGACGGACCCGCAGACGATCGGCTTTGTCGATAATCCCCTCGACTGGGGCGAGTGACTGGTCTCGTGCCGCGCACGGTCGTCGAGGACACCCAGACCGGGTTCACCGGGCTCAATACCACAGCCGACCCGGCGCACATTGGGCCGACCGAGATCACGATCGCCGCGAACGCCAAGTTCACGCTCTTTGGCGGTGTCACGCCGCGGAACGGGACGCAGCGGATGCACAGCGCCCCGTTCGCGGGGCCCGTGCAGGGGATCTACGTCTGGCCGACGCCCGGTGGCTCGTCCATCCCGTCGCTCTGCGTCGTCGCGGCGAACACGCTCTATCTCGCGCCGCTCGTCATCGCTGGGTCGGGCCCCGTGACGCTCAACTTCACGGCCGCCTCGGGAGGGCCGTTCGGCGCCCCGACCTCGGGCACGGTGCGGCTCGCCGGATTCACGGACGGCAGCGCCGAGTGCCTCTACATCGCCGACAGCAGCAATCTCTGGAAGTACACGGCCGCGACGAACACGGTCGCCAAACTGGCCTCGCCGCCCGCGCTCGCGAGTGTGACCGTCCAGAACCGCCGGCTCTTCGGGATCACGGCCGCGAGTCAATCGCTGTACTGGTCGAGTCTCGATAGCGGGGACGATTGCGGCGTGCCGTCGGTCCCCGGCGCGGGTGGGAACACAGTCATTCGGACGTTTGGCGAGAGTGTGCTCACCGCGCTCCACGCGTACGGCCCGGGCCTCGTCATCGGGCACGCGCATGGCCTCTCGACATTCACCGGCTGGAGCCAGAACGACATCGCGATCCAGACGGGGACGGCCAGCCTCTCGGCGGCGATCGGTCCGGTCGGAGCCGCCTCGATCCTCAACGTCGAGAGTTTCGCCGTCCTGGCCGCCAATCAGGGTGCGTACGTCGTGACGCCGTTCGGCTTTCTCCAGCAGATCTCGAAGCCGATCGAATCGCTCTGGCCCTCGCCAGCACTCGTGAATCAACTCTCGACGGTCGCGGCCGGTCTTGGCACGATCTACACGACACTCCTCCACGACGAGACGCAGCACACCGTGTACTTCGTTGGGGCTCGCGACTATGGGAGCCCGATTCTCGTCTACAACTACCGGACCCAGGGCTGGAGCGGACCCTGGACCTTCGCGTGGACGAACCCGTTCACGTTCTCTGGGATCGGGTGCGCGGCGGGCGGCTACGACACCACACGGCGCTGGTGGAACTTTGTCGGCTGCTCGGACGGGTTCGTGCGCGCGCTCGACGTGCCCGGGCTGGGCCAGGACGACGTGCTCTCGAATGGCACGGGCGGCACGCCGTACACCATGCAGGTGCGGACACGGCCCCTGTTTGGCGCCGATCCGCAGTCCGGCGCCCCGCTCGCCGATCGCGAGAAGGCGTGGCGCTGGGTCGATGTGCAGGCGCAACTCGTGAACCCGGCATCGAGCCAGGTGACGGCGACCACCTACCCGACCGAGGGGGTGGCGACGACCGTCCCGAACGATCGGCCGGCGTTCAACAACCAGCCGGATAGCTCACCGCGTACCTACCGCGTGCAGACGGGGGGCCGCGGACAGGCGGTCGTGGTCGATATCACGGACACGCCGGTGAACAACCCATCCGGCCAGAACGTGTACATGGGTATCCGCACGATCGGCTTTGACTACGGGCGCCGATTTGCCTAAGGCGCCATGGGTGAATAGCGCCGCATGGCCCGGCGCGCTCATGCCCAGTGATCCAGCGCCGGCGACCCTGGGCTCCGGCGGCCCGTTCGCCGCGCGCGAGGCCCGGCAACTCGCAGTCCTCCGACGGCGCGTGCTCACCGCGGCCGGCACGGCCGTGAACGTCGCCGTCACCGCGAGCGCGACGACACTCGCGGTGACGTTCGCGCAGCCCGAGGTCGATACGAGTTACGGGGTCACGGTAACGCCCAACTGGAATACGACCGTGTGGGTCACGGCGAAGAGCGTGAGCGGGATGACGCTCAACTTTGGCACGGCGGCCCCCGCGAACGCCACCGTCGATTGGCACAGTTTCCGGAGCGAATCGTAATGGGCATCTCTCTCCCAGTTCTGCTCGGCCTTCAGGCGATCCAGGGCCTCGCGAGTGGTGCGGACCAGAGCCAACTCGCCGGCCAGGCGCAGAAGGAGAGCTACACGCTCGGGAAGCGCGGGATGGCGGACCAGGAAGCGCTGGCCGCCAACCAACTCGCGCGCCAGAGCCAGCTCTCGCCGCTCCGCGATCAGGCGATCTATCAGCTCTCGGGGATGTTGGGCGTGAGCCCGCATGCGTTCAACCCGACGTCCTACCTCACCCCAACGAATAGCGGCCCGCAGGGGATCGGCGGCGTCGATCTCAACGGGCTGGCCGCGCGGAGCGCCGCCTATCAGCCCGGGATGGGCGGCGTCACGTCGAACGTGCCGCAGATGATCCTCAACCGGCTGGGCTACGGGAACACGGGGACCGGGACGCTCTTCGACAATCCGACGACGCGGCCGGATCACCTGACCGGGATGCCTGGCGCGGCGCAGACGATGGGTGGCGTCACGGCCGGCGGCGGAGGCGCCCTGGGCGCAGCACCGACCGCCGCCCCCTTCACGAATCCCACGCTCGGCGCGGCGCTCGGCGGGACGCAGCGCACGATGTTCCCGCCGAGCGGTGGGATGGCGGGCGCGCCGCCAGGCTATGGGCTCCAGGGGCAGCCGCCGGCCGTCGGCCTCGCCGAGCGGCTCCGACAACTGAACGGGCTCGGGGGCTACTGAGATGGCTGGTTTCTATAGCCCGCTCGCGCAGCAGTACGGCGGCTGGAAGCCGCCCCTCCGGCCCGCGCCTGCGCAGGCGCCGCAACCCGGTGCGCCACCGCCCAGCGGGCCTCCAAGTGGGCCACCGCCGCAACCGGGCGCGCCACAGACGTTCGCCCAGATGCAGCGGGCGGGGCAACCGCGTCCGCCGGCGCCGGCCTATCGCGCGCCCGTCTCCGCATACCCGATGCCCTATCCGGCACCGGCGCCCGGCGGCGGTCCCCAGTCGTCCTTCGGGCCGCCGCCGGTCCCGCAGGCCGCCGCCGGTGCGGCGCCGAACGGCGGCTACACCAACGGCTCCGTGTGGTCGCCCACGCCGCAGAACGGCTACCGGCCCGTCACGTCCGCGGTACCAGGCCAGCCCGGCTGGAGCGCGCCCGGTTATGGGCCAGCGGTCAGTACCGGCGGCTCGACGGTCACGGGCCCTGGAGCGCAGCCCGGCCCGCAGACGGGCCCGCAGCCACAGCCCCCACCGGTGGGCGCGAATCCCTTCACCGCTGCGGCGCCGGGCGGGAGCTACGGCGCCACACCGCCTGTCGCCGCCAGTCAACAGCAGACGGCGAATGACATGGGGAGCGCGGTCCAGAACCTCCTCCTGGGCAGCCTCCAGAATCCGAACCCCTACGCGTCGTCGCCGCTCCTGGGCACTGCGGCCAGTCTCGCGCAGGCGCAGGGGCAGGAGGTCAACCCGTATCTCACGTCCGGACTCGTCGGCGGGGCGGAGAGCGCCATCCTCGGGCAACTCCGGAACCCCAATCCGTACAACGCGACCAACGTCCAGCAGATGATGTCCGTGCTCCAACAGCCGATTCTGGAGCAACAGCAGCAGCAGATCCAAGCGGTGAACGCGGACGCGGCGCGGCGCGGCATCTTCGATTCATCGATCGCTGAAGGGAACCTCAAGGACGTGGACACGGCGGCGGGTCGCGCCCAACTCTCGATCGCTGACACGCTCGCGCAACAGATCGCACAGGCGCAACTCGCGGGCACGAACAGCGCGATCGCAAACGCGGGTGGCCTCGAAGGGCAGCTGGCCGGCCAGTGGCAGACCGGGACGAACAGCGCGATCGGGAACCTGGCCGGGCTTGAGAGCCAGCAATTCGGCCAGGACCAGGCCGCGCGGACCAACGCGATCGCGAATCTCCTCGGCTACTCCGGTCAGACGTTCAACCAGGGCCTCCAGTCGGCGCAGATGAACCTCGCACAGCAACAGGCCCAAGCGCAGGACTATCTGACGATGCTGGGGCTCACATGAGCGTCTGGGGTGCCATCGCCGGCGCGGCGGGCGGCGCGGCCAACGCGATCCAGCAGCAGCGGGAGCTCCAGATGCGGCAACTGCTGCTCAACGCGCAACTCGCGATGATGGGTGCGAGTAAGGCCCCGAGTGGGCCGTCGGGCCCCGACGTGCCCACTGTCGATGCGTCGCAGCTCGCGGCCGGGCTCACGGCCACGCCACAAGGCGGCCCAGCCACACCGCCGGCGACGAGTGGGCCGGTCCCATCGGCTGACGTCTCGACGCCCGCACTGCCGGCGCTCGGCGCCGCCACGATCGCGCGCCGCCCTGGCGTGTCGGTCGATCGCATCCCCACCGACCAGGCGAGTGTGATCCAGCGGATGCGCACGCTCGCGAGCGGACCGCAGACGCCAGCGACGCCACCGGTCGCGACACCAGCGTCTGCGGTCGGCGGTCCGGCGCCAGTCTCCGCACCAAGCGGCACGCCAACGCCAGGGATGAGTCCGACCGGCGCCGATCCCCTGGGTCCCGACTCAGGACTCACCGCGGTCATCGCTCAGTACACGAAGACGCTTCCGCACGGCACGGTCGATCTGGGCCAAGGTTACCAGATGGATGTGGGTCGGACGCCGCAGGCCGTGGAAGGGCAGCGTGCGCTCCTCAGCATCCTGGCCAGCGCGGCGCAACAGCGGGCGCAGTTCGGCCAGCAGCGCGCGCTCGAGGGGCAGCGCGAAGGATTCGAGGCGGAGCAGCAGGCCAGGCAACTCGCGTCCGCGCAGACGCTCGCGGGTGAGCGGAATGCCCTCGAAGCGAAACTCGCTGGGGCGCGGAACGCGGTCGAATACGCGGGGATCGCTGCGCAGATCAAGCGCGCGGACGCCGAGATGGCGATGCTGACCCAGGGCCGCAGTGACCAGGAGGTGCAGAAGGTGACGGCCGATCTCCGGCCGTACGAGGACCAACTCCCGGTCTACGCCAAGTTCGAGGCGATCACGCCTGCCGCCGCGCAACAGAGCCCCGCAGTCGCGCAGCAAGCACTCATGGAAGCGCTCCAAACGGGCATTGGCGGGGCCAATTTCCAGTCACGTCTCGCGAAACTTGCGCAGACGTCTGAGCGGCAGTCGCCCGACCAGATCGTGAGCGCCTTCGTGCAGAAGCTCCAGACGGGCGCGATCCCGGCCTCACAGTTCGCCGATCTCCAGCGTCAGGTGGCGATCAACAAGGCGGCGCTCCGCGCCCAGCACGCGCGGCTCCTCCAGCAGGATCTCCAGCAGTACCCGCTCGCCGCCAGTAATCCCGGCCTCGCCGGTCGGACGGATGCGCTCTTCGGGCCGAAGGGCGGCCTAGAGCCGCAGCCCGAACCGTACCCGCGGACCACGGCCGCATACCAGCAATACCTCCAGGACCACGCCCGATGGGTAGCGGCGTCTCGGTAGGTGCCGACCCGCCGCCGGCGCAGCGCGCGGGCGCGCCGGCGCCGGTCACGGAGGAGGAGTTCATGCGCCGGGCCGGCGGTACGCCGACCGGCGGATCATCGGATGCATCGACCGCTGGGGCTCGTCCGACTGGAGCGCCGGTCTCGGAAGAGGAATTCTTCTCCCGCGCCGCGGGGCAGGGACCGGCGGTCGGCGCCGATGACGGGCCGATGGCGCCCATCAATCCGGAGCATCCGGACGCGCAGGCGTTCTTCGATCACCTGGCGAATACGGTGAGCTTCGGCCTTGGGCCCAAGGCCGTCGCTGCGGTACAGGGGATCGGTGACGCGCTCCACGGGGAGGGATACGACTACGGCGCGCGACTCGATGCGATGCGCCGGATGCTCGCTGCGGAGGACGCGGCGAGCCCGGGCGCGTCGACCGTTGGGAGCGTGGCTGGCGCCGTGACATCGCCGGTGGGCCTCGGCATCGAGCGCGGGGTCGCCAAGGTGCTGCCGGCCGCCGCGGGCGTCCTGGGACGCATCGGGCGCGCCGCCGTGACGGGTGGCGCCCTGGGCGGGGCCTACGCGGCGGGCACGGGTGATGGGAGCCTCTCCGATCGCGCAGCGCAGGTCGCCACCGGAACCGCCGGTGGCGCGGTCGCCGGCGGCCTGATCGGAGCGGTTGGCGGCATCGCGGGCAAGGTCCTCTCGTTCTTCCACCCGCCCAGCGCGGCCGACCAGCTCGCGAGCGCGGTGACGACCGCCGAACCGGCGTCCACGAGCGCGTCCCGGATGCCGGCCGACCAGGCCCGTGATCTGGCACGCTATCTCCGCGGGCAGTCGCCAGCGGCGCGCGAGACGATCGACGAGGCACTGGCGGCGCGAGCCAAGCAGCAGTTCCAGCGCGTCGCGGCGACACTCGCCGACGGGATGGGCGTCGATCCGGCATCGACGTCGCAGGATATCGCGGACCAGATCACGAGTATGAAGGCGGCCGCCGCCCCGCACTACGACGTGGCCTACCGCGCGCCGCCGATCACCGATCCGGACTTCGTCAAAGCGTTCCGCGCGCTTGCCACCACGGCCGGCGGTAAGTCGGCGTACGAGGCGGGCGCCCGGATCGCCGAGGTGGAAGGTGATCCGTTGCCGCCGATCAGCAAGGGCGGGGGCGAACCGGATTGGATTGCCGGGATGCGGGCGGCCCTTGGCCGCGATCCGACGCCGGAGGAACTCCAACTCGCGAGCGCGCACAACCCGAGTTTGGCACCGCCGACCGGGCCAGGCGTGTCCGTCCGGCAACTGGATTACTTCAAACGCGGGCTCGACGCCCTCATCGACGCTCGGCAGGGCTCGACGGCGACCCTCAACCGACAGGAAGGTCGCGCGCTCCGGATGCGCCTCAACGGGCTCCTCCAGCAGGCGGACCAGCTCGTGCCCGAATACGGCGTGGCGCGGCAGACGGCTGCGCAGGGCTTCGGCTTGGAGGAGGCGGCAGCGCTCGGCCGCGACCACTTTGCGAGTCCCAGTGCCGCGACGCCAGAAGATGTCGCGACGACGGTCGCGACAATGTCTGAGCCTGAGCGGCGCGTCTACACGCAGGCGGCAGTCGGGCGCACGCTCGACAATCTCCAGGCGACGGCGGGCAGCGCCACCGGCCGGGCGGACCTCGTGAGCAAGTTGTGGTCGAGTATCGGCGGTCGCGACAAACTCCTCGCGATCGCGCAGTCGCCGGCACAGGGCGCCCAGATGGCGCAGGCGCTCGAAGACCTCGCGAACGAGAACGAGACGCGCGCCTACGTGAGTCGGGGCAGTCAGACCGCACCACAGGCGAGCCTCGCGTCACGGTTCGCATCCGGGATCCGACGGGTAGTGCCATCGCCGTGGGTGGCCCTGGAGGCCGCGCACGGAAGCCCTGCGGCATGGACGTATATCGCGAGTCGAGTACCCGGCGCCCTCCGGACCTCCGGTGCGAGCGCGGCGGCTGATGCGCTCGCACCGCTCCTGGTGCGCCCCGGGGCGAGTCTGAGCGACATCGTGGCCGCCGCGCAGTCGGCGCCGACACCCGCGGCGGGCGGACGGGCGCTCGACGCGCTCACGCGCGCGGCAGCGCTCCGCCCGGTCACCGGCGCAGGCCGTCGCGCCAGCCAGGCGACCCCATGATTCCCCTGTCGCCCGAGATCGTGGCTGTGCTCGTCAGCATGCTCGGCTTGATCTTCGCCGTGCTCCGCGCGGGTGCGTCCACCGTGCGCACGAACGCCCGCGTGGCGGAGTCGGTCGAGACACTGGCGCGGAGCGTCAAGAAGATCGAGGATCGGGTCGAGAGCTACATCGCGAACGAGGACCGGCGGGACGATGCGATGGAGGCCTGGCGCCGGACTGTGGACGCGCGGCTCGCCTCGATCGAGGCGACGCTCACCGCGTTCACGCGCACGGGCCGGCGGCGGACCGACCGATGAGCGCGGTCAAGCGACTCATGGCGGCGCTGGACGCCGAGCTTGCGGACCTGCCGTCGGTGAACCTGAAGGCGGCCGAACTCGTGGTGCTCGATCTCGCGACAGGCGTCGTGGGCGTCGTGCTCTGTTTCGTCCCGCATACGGCCGATGCGATGGGCGTCTTCGGGGACTGGCTCGAGTTCCTGGCCGCGATCCACGGCGCGACCGTCGGCGCCTTCTGGCTGGCCACGCGGAGCGCGACCACCACGGCGGGCGGCCAGCAGGTCAAGCCCCCCGCGCCACCCGCGGAGGGCGATTAGGAATGCCGGTGCGCTGGGATGTGGAGCGGGGGCTCTTAGACGCGGACTTCGCGGCCGATGTGGACACGCTCCTCGCTCACTCGCCCTACGCGTGGGCCGTCGTCCAGGGCTTCCGGAGCGAGGAGACGCAAAACGCACTCTACCAGAAGTATCGGGCCGGTGGGCCGCTGGCCGCGCCGCCTGGCCACTCCGCGCATGAACACGGGTTGGCGGTCGATGTGTGCGAAGTGGTTGACGGCCATGACCTGTGGGACACGAGTCGGCCCGCATGGCGCTGGCTCTGGCAGGCCGTCGCGGCGCACCCGCGGCTTCATTCGGGCCACGAGTTCCCGACGCCACCGGGGCCCGACGATGACCACATCCAGAGCACGACGTGGGGCGCCGTGCGCGCGCGACTCGTCGCCGCTGGCCAGTGGAACGCAGCGTGAGCGCGTGGCCCACGCTCTCGGTCGGCCCGCGGTGGGCGCTTGTCGCTAGCGGCGGTCTATTGGTCGCCATAAGTTGCGGCATGGGGCTCCGAGCCTGCGGAGACCGGCGCGTGGCTGAGGCGGTCGCGCGGGAGCGAGCCGAGGTCGCGGACTCCGTGAGTCAGGCGGATGCCGTGCGGTTCGAGGCCGCTCGTGGAGCGGCAGTCCGCGCGGCGACGCGGGCCGACCAGGCGGCCGAGACGGCGCGAGCGCGTGAGCAGGCGGCGCGGACTGAGGCGGACGCGGCCGAGGCGGAGGCGGCGCAGGCCCGGCGAGCGATGAAGGCCATTCCGAGCGGCCAGCTCCGGGAGGTCCCCGACAGCGTCCGGCGGGCGCTCGTCGAGCTCGCGAACGCGAACCTGGCACTCACCGCGAGTAACCTCCATCTCCGCTCGGCGCTCGGCGAGCAGCGGAGCGTCATCGACTCGCTCACCCGCGCCCAGACGCTCCTCCTGGCCGCGCTCGGCGAGGCGCGGACCACGATCGCCGAGAAGACACAGGCCGTCGCGGCCTTCAAGAGGCTCGGCCGCCCGCGCACCGGGCTCTGGTCGCGCCTGGGCTGCCTGGTGGGCGCCGGCGTGACCGAGTCCGGCGGTCGGGTCTACGCTGGCCCGCAAGCGGCGTGCGGGATCCGCGTCACGCCGTAGCGCGTCGCGCGGCGAGCGAGCGCGTCGCTATCGCCAAGGGCTCACCGATTCGGTGGGCCCTTTGCTGTTGTGGCCTGGGCGCAGACCGCGGCCACGATCGCCTCGGCGCGCGAGTCCGGCGCCGGCCGTTCCCACAGGGCGAACTCGCCGAGCGCCACATGCAGGGTCGCGTTGCCGTCCACATCGGTCGCGGTCTGCTCCCGCGTGGCCACCTCACGCGAGCGGCAGCGGACGCCGAGATGTTCCATGAGGATATGGGCCCGGACGTGCCGGCCGAATCCGGTGACAAGCACGCGCTCCCCGTCGATCGTTGTCCGGACCCAGACCTCATGTCGCGCTCGGCCCACGTCGGCCGCCGTCGTGTCGATCTCGACGACGTCACTGCCCGTGTCCGGAATCCTCGTCCAGCGGGGTCCCGCCGCACCCGCTCGGGTGGGAGGGGCCGGCCGAGTGCAGCTCGTGAGGCCAACGGCGAGCGCGCACGCCGCGAGCGATACTCGACGCATGGTCCCTCCCTAGCAAACAGGTGAGTCTCTCGTCAACATGCAGATGTCCACCGCTGGTGTCGAGAGACGCGGGCGAGCAGTGGGGGGCGAACGGGCCGCTGCGAGGAGCCGATGGACCGAGACGTCTATGTCGCGGAGTTCGGGGGCCTGACGGAGTTGGCCGCCGTTGACGAGCGGGGGCAGATCTTGAAGCGCGTGAGCGTCCGGACGGAGTTCTATACCGCGCGCGACCTAGAGGACTTGCGCGCGTGGCTCGAGCGCGTCCGGCCGTCCGTCAGCCCGCGCGTCGCCTTGCGCCTCGTCTAGTCGGCTCACCGGGCACGCGCGGCGGTGCGGGTCGCGCGACCGACGCACCGCCGCCCTCCCCGGGTCGGGCGCATCCGTCAAGGTCCTCCCCGAAGGCGATCCACCCGGCGGGCCGACCGACGACCGCCGCGATGCGGGCGATCGTCTCCAGGTCCGGCTCGCGCTCGCCGCGCTCCCAGTTCGAGACCGTGACCTCGTGCACCCCGACGCGGACCGCGAGCTCCGTCTGGAGGAGATCGGCCGCGCGCCGCGCCTGCCGAATCCGCCGCCCTCGCGCCTTGGCATCTCCTGGCGACACCACCACTTAACCCCCCGCGCTGACTCGCGTAACGCACCCTATTGACTTACTTAGCGTTCACTGCTAAGTTGACTCCGCACCGGGCAACAGGACCACCACCGTCAACAGCGTCAATATGCCTACTGCTATCTCGTTGCGGAATCGGGACGGGTCGGACGCAGTCGCAGTCGAGGCGACGGAGGCGCGGCGCCTACTCGGCGGTCTCATCAATCGCGTCGAATACGGCCGCGAGCGGGTCTTGATCCTCCGGCGTGGCAGGCTGATCGGCGCGCTCGTGCCCGTCGCTGATCTGGGATCACTCTCGGACGAGGCCGCGTGAGATGCACACGACGAGCCGGGCCGTTCTCGCGCGATTCGCGGGCGCAATCCGCGCGATGAGTCCATGTGCGGCGCGCGATCCACAGGCGCCTGCGGCGCCGATGCACCGGGTCAGCGTCTACGTGCCGGGATGCGGATGGATCGACGCCGGCGAGTACCCAGCGAGCCGTGGCTATTTCAGCGCGCTCGACGACGTGCGCGCGCGCTACCCTGGGGCGACGACCTGTCGGATCGAGCCGGCCGCACCCGACGCCGACGCGCTGGCCGAGTACGACTCGTGGTCGGAGCGGGCCTACCGACTGGCGGACTACTGCGACGATGCACGTGCGCGTGCGGCGTCGGACGCGATCGTGTGGGACGGCGACTGATGCGGGTCATGCGCGCGCTCGGTGCCGCCTGCCTCCGCGCCTGGCGCCTCACGGACACGGATCGCGTGACCCTCGATGTGATCGACCGGGAGCGTGGGCGGCTGCGGGATATCGTCTGCCTACATGGAAGGGGCTAATGATCGATCCAACGGTTGTTGACGCCATCCGACGGGCCATCGTTCGGGCGGATCTCGATCCGGACCTCGTGCGGAAGGGCCTGGCGGCGTTCGACGCGAGCGGGGGCGCGCTCGCCGCAGACGACTGGGACGGATGCTTCGTGGCCCGCATGTACGGACCGGTCGGCGCGCTCCGGAGCGCGCTCGGCGAGGCGCAGGAGCACGGCACCATGTGGTCGGACGACGATCTCTTTCTGTTTGCGGCGGACCGCCTGGGCCTCGCGCCGTCGCTCGTGCGCGAGCTCGCCGATCGCTACGACGGCGCGCCAGAGGCGCTCCACGCGGCCTGCGTCGCGTACCTGGCGGATCAGGAGGTCGCCCATGCCTAGCAACTGGCGCCGACGCCGGCGAGTGAGCACCGACGTGCTCGCCTTCGCGCTCTGGCTCCTCATCGCGGCAGCCGCCGTGCTTGCCGCGCTCATCTACCGTCGCCTCGAGGGCTCGCTCCCATGAGCGCCCCAGCGCTGGTCCGCTCCATCCTGGCCGACGGGATCGTCCCGGCGGATGACTCCGAGCGGGCCGAGCTCGAGGCCGTCGGCGCGATCGCGCGCGGGGACGCGCGCGTGGCGGCCCCGGACATCGATGTCCTGGCCTCCGCACTCCTCCGGCGCCTCGCCGAGGCCGAAGCCGATATCGCGCGCTACGAGCGCGCATGGGACCTCGAGAGACTCGCCCTCGACACGCGCTACCGGACGCTCCTCGAGGGCCCGCGGTCGCACGAGGCGATGCTCCGGTCCGCGATCGCGACGCTGGCGGCACAGGCCGACTTCGGGCCCGCGAAGTCGCGCCGCGTGGGGTTCGGCACCTACGGGCGGCGGACCGTGCCGGCCAAGGTGACGATCGCCGACGCCGCGGCCCTCCTCGCGTGGGCGCGCGACCATCTCCCCGCTGCCGTGCGGCAGACCGTCAAGGAGGACGTACCGCACAAGCGCGTTGCGGCGCACCTGGACGCGACGGGCGAACTCCCGCCGGGCTGCGAGTACACGCCAGCCCACGAGGAGTGTTACGCGAAGGCCGATCCAATCATCGGAGGGACGCGATGAACCCTGCGACCGGAGCGGTGACGGGGACAGCGCTCGCCCCAGTCCCGACGAGTGCGCAGTCGCTGGCGCGTGCGGCGGACGAGCGTGGCGACTCGCTTGAGTCGCTGCTCCGCTTGGCCCAGCACCTTGTGCCGACGGGATTCTTGCCGGATCACATCAAGACGCCCGGCCAGGCGGTCGCGATCATCTTGGCGGGCCGTGAGATGGGCATCGGCCCCATGACGGCGCTCCGCGGCATCAGTCTGGTCAAGGGCAAGGTGACCGTGAGCGCCGATCTCCTCCTCGCCCGGTTCAAGGCGGCGGGCGGCCGGGCGCAATGGAGGCGCGATGAGGCGACCGGCGCCACCCTTGTGCTCACGCTCCCGAATGGGGATCGGTACACGTCGAGTTTTACGGAGCAGGACGCGCGGCGCGCTGGCCTCTGGGGGAAGGCCGGGCCCTGGCAGGCCTATCCGCGAGCGATGTTGCGGGCGCGGGCCATCACGGCGGGGCTCAAAGCCCTTGGGTGGGAACCCGCCTCGGGGGTCTACGACGGGCCCTCCGGCGAACTGCCCGACGCGCCCACGCTCCCGGAGACAGCATCGGGGCTCCGCGCGGATGTGGAACTGGCGCTCGCGCCTGAGGTGCACGAGGGGCCCGGCGGGCCTGAGGCGGCGAGCGACCCGTCGGCGGCGGAGCCGGCTGACGAGCGCGCCGCGACGGAAGAGCAACTCGCGGAGATCGCTGCGCTCGTGGCACATCCTGCGGTTGCGACTTGGCGCGGCGCGCTCGAGCGGCGGATTCGGAAGGGATTGAGCGCCCACGAGGCGGCGACCGCGATCGAGGCCATGCGCCGGAGCGTGCGGGACGCCGGAGACGATCCGGCACTGCCGTTGGCTGACCGGCGACGGCCGCCGCCGAGCGCGATTGCGGAGGGTCACTAGACCGTGAGGAGCCCGTGACGCGGGAACAGGAGGCGGTCGTTCGGGCCGCGGTCCACCTCGCGCGCTACGACGGCGCGATCACCGTCCGGCATCCGGTGCCCGGCGATCCGTTCGGTGGCCGGCGGGCGGCCGAGGCGGCGAGCGCGCTCAGCGCGCTCGTGGAGGCCGTCCGCGCCTACCGCGCAAGCCTCGCGCTCCCTACGGGCCCGGACGCCGCGTGACGGATCGGGCGATGGATGGCGTGATGGACCTCGTGGACGTGCTCGCGGAGCTCCGCGCCGAGGCGGCCACGCTCCGGCTACACGGACATGCGCACGACGCGGCGCTCCTTGAACAGACGGTGGACCGGGTGCGGGAGGCCGCAGGGGACCACGTCACGTGGCTCACGGAGGACGACGCGATGCTGCGGAGCGGTCGGTCTCGCGGCTATCTCCGCGCACGCTTCGCCGAGTGGGAGCGGGACGGGCATGCGAAACGGGATGGGCGGCGGCGGCGGTACCGAGCCTGCGCGATCGCGCGCCGCGCGAACCTGGCGGCGGCGCGCGATGCCGCACGACGGGCGGTCCACGGGAGCGCCGCGTAAGCATGCAGCGGCGCCGGATCGCTCGATATGGCCTCCGTGGGGCGACGGTCGCGGTGTTCAGCGAGCGGACGCCGGCGGGCCGCTATTGCCGGGTCCAGTGGCGGGAGGGGGGCCGGCGCCGGACGCGATCGTTCCCAGACAGCGCGGCCGGGCGGCTCGAGGCCAAAGCGTTCGCGGCGCAGATTGCGGCCGAGCAGCGGCCGGCCGGCCAGGCGCCTGCGATCACACTCCACGCCCTCTGGACGACGTACGTCGCCGCGGAGTTCGACGCGCTACGACCCAAGACACAGACCAACTACCGACACCAGTGGTGGAAGTGGGAGCAGTTCGTGGACCCGACGACGCCGGCGCGCGCCGTGACGCGCGAGGATCTGGACCGGTTCCGGAAAGCGCTCCGCGCCCAGCAGCTCGCGGTCAAGCAGATCCGGAACTGCGTCGATCTCGTGAAGCTGGTCTACCGCTTTGGGGTCGATCGGGACCTCGTGCCGCCGACCCGGATCTTGGAGTACCGGGTGAAGGCGGGCAAGGACGAGAAGCGTCTCGAGACGGCGGAGTATCGGCCGCAGGAAGGGCTCCGGATCCTCGGTGCGCTCGATCCGTCACGCGCCGAGCAGTGGAGAGCGTGGGCGCTGTTCACGATCCTCCACTACATGGGCCCTCGGGTCGCCGCGGCGCTCAGGCTCCAGTGGTCGGATATCGACGTCGCTCGCGCGATGATCACCTGGCCGGTCGCGACCGACAAGATGGGGAAGCGCCGGGAGCAGCCGGTCCCCGCCCAGGTCGCGCATGCGCTCCAGGTCGCCTGGGCCTGGCGGACAGCGGACGGGTACGCAGGCCCCTGGGTGTTCTACACGCCGCGCCGGCGGTGGAAAGGCGACCGGCCGCTCACCTACGGCGGCGTGCAGCGGATGCTCCGAGAGGCGGAGCGCCGCGCCGGGGTCGCCCATGTGCACATGAACGCCACCCACCGGTTCCGGCGTGGTGCGGCGGGCACCGTGTACGAGCTGACGGGCGATGCGGGCCGGGCGATGGAGTGGATCGGGGACGATATCCGGCAGGCGGGTCGCTACGTCAAGGCCCGCGGCCAGCGGCTCCGCGCGGTGGCTGACCTCTTGTCCGGAGCAGACGATGGCAAGCGGTGAGGAGTGGAAGGGCGAGCCGGCGCCGTGGCAGCCGCGGAGCATTCTGGATGCGCTGCAGGGTCCGCCGCCGACGGCCGAGGAGCGCGCGGCGTTCGAGCGTCGGCGCGCGGAGGCCCTCGCCGTGGGCGAACTGGCCGGGGCGGGCCTCCCCGCGTGCGGGGCGGTCCGGCGGTGCCCCAAGTGTGGGCACGAGAAGCGGCGGACAGCCTACTGTGCCGCCGAGGAGTCGGCCCAGCGCCTCTGGTGCGCCGCGCGGGCGGGTGCGCGAGAGCATCTCCACCGACAGTGTCGGTCGTGCGGCTATCTCTGGATCGAGCGCGTGCTCGAGGAGGATCGATGA